CCGTCTTGGTACATGCTTCCGGTCTTTGACACCCACTCGCCGGTCAGATACTGGTAGTAATAAGCAGGACATATCTTGACGCTGGTATCTGGAAACCCAAGTTCGAGATTTGCCGGTGATATATCGCCTCGGCAAATAACCGCAACGTTTCCCTCTCTCGGTGTATCAGGGAAATTATACCCGATCGCCCACGCTGTAATCGGGTCGGTTGTCTCTACCCAGATGGTGTTATTCATTGGGTTAACTGGCTTTGTTGCTCCGCCGACCACATCAACAGGTAGCGCTCCACCGCCTGCGTTTACAATTCCAATCATGTTCTCATCTCCTATTTGGCATAGCCTGTCTGCCGCACTCTGAATTCCACGTCCGTGACCGTGACCGCTGGCTGGTAGTCTTCCACGCTCAACATTAAGCGATAGTATACGAACTTCTTCGCCTTGATCTTTGTCCGCGTGGCGAAAGGCTGACCCTTGATCTTGGCCTTCTCCGAGCTTACGATCTTGTCCCGGAACGTGTTCTTCCTGTCGGTCTCCACGCACACATCCACGCTTGTACCCGTTTCCGGTTTCAGTCCGACCCACAGCATGGAGCTGTACTTTCTCTCATACGCCGCTCCGAAGTCGATTGCGCCGGATACCCACTCCGCTTTGATCGGGACACCAAGATCGGTTTTGGAACCGTAGCCGAGTCTCGTGACAAGGCCCTCCGATGTGCCGAGAATCACATCGCCGTGAAAACTGCACATCTTCACCACGTCGAAGCCCTCGTAGCGATACCATGCGTCTGCCGCATAGTTCCACACGAGCGCCACACCGTTGGAGCAGATGTAGAATTCCTGATTGTCGTTATCGTCCCACATGCAGCAGGACGGAAAGTCAATCTCCTTGATGCTCTTCTGGATTCGGTCGCTGATCCGTCGCGCCTGCCGCTCGTCCCGGCTGAGTGTCGAGGTGTAGTAGCTGGAATTAACCCAGTGGTACAGTTCGCTCCCCGAACAGGTCACGGGGTTGTTGTCCACCAATCTGACCTGACCGGGTGCGACATTGCCCTTGTCCCTGTTGACCGGGGTGCAGTAGATGGCGATGGTCTGGTCTCCGCTCACAAGCTCCATGCTGCTCTGGGTGATCGCCCATGTGCTGTCCGTCTTGTAGCAGACCAGATCGCCGTAGTGTCGGATCATGGAAGTAAGCGGTGTGTTGCTGTCTCCCACGTTGACCGTGTAGGTGTCCGGGAAGTAGTCCGCCCTCGGCATCCCGTCGTAGTCCATCCCGGAGTAGATCGCCTGATTGCTCCCGTTGCCGTACAGAAACACAAGGTTATCCGTCGGGCCGCTGAAGATTTCGGCGAACAGGTTTCCTGTCACCTGTGCCCTGTAAGTCTCCACCATCGTGTACGCGATCTCAATGCTGTTCACGCTCTTGGCGGGAACCGTCGTGAATGTGACCTGTCCGTTTGCGGAGTCCAGCATGTAGTCCGTGCTGGGAATCTCCGTTCCGTCCGCCGTGTATTTCACATGGTCGATCCCCTGCACGTTCTTCTCCGGCAGCGGGAAGGTCGCCCGCTCGCCGTCCGGGGAAATCCAGACTCTGCGCTTGCCGTTGAGGCGGTTCACGTATTCGCTGGTGGTCTCCCCGCTCTCGCTGTTTCCGTCCCCGTCAATCACAGGGCTGATGGAGACCGCGACCAGCGGGACGTATCCGTCCACCGTGGAGAAGTTGCTCCCGTCGTACTGGTAGTACTCGTATCCGTTCAGGATATAGACCGAGCCGCCGAATGGGAAGAAGCTCACACCCTTATCCGTCCGCAGTGAGCCGAGTACTTCCCTGACATAGTTCCCCGTCTCCGCGTCGTACAGGCTCCACAGCTTCCCGTCGCAGGCTGCGAGCAGGACTTCCTGCCCTGCCACCAGCCCCGTCCAGAGTCCGGCGATTGGGGTCGGCGTTGCCGAGACCGGCTTCTCGCTGACGAGGTAGCCCGCAAGATATACGTGCCCGCTGTCCCTGACAATGCTGTTCTGGTCGATGGCGTAGGGTCTTTCCAGATACCGCACGTACAGGTACTCTCCGTCTTCCAGTTCGGCGAGCCTTTCTTCCAGCTCTTCCAGAGTGAAGCTGAACGCGGTGTTTTCCAGCGTCAGCACGCCGTTCTCCACGCTTGCCGTCGTGTCCGCGTCGATCTGGAATACGCCGCCGGAGACCGTGCTTCTCGCGTCATACAGGGTGCCGTTTACGATGCTCGCGCCCATGCCGATCAGCACGATCTTGCCGGGGTTTCCCATCGCCGTCGCCGCCGTGTAGATGGCAATAACGTCGCCGTCTTTGATCTCCGTGATGCGCTGGATGTCCGGCTCGATGACCACCTCGTAGCTGCTGCAGAGGCCTGCCACAAACTCCGTGCCCGGTCTGCGCTTGAGGTTGCCGTCTCTCGTGATCTTCCAGTTGACCATCTTGGACGCTTCCCCAAATTTCATCTTCGTGTCGCCGTCCGGGTGCTCGTTCAGGCCGAGCCAGCGGGGGATCGTATATACTTTTTCGTTTGTTGCTCCCGAAATCGTAGCCATTGAATCACCTACTTGAACGCGTCCGCTCCACCTGCGCTGTCCCACTTGATGGAGAGAGTCGCGCCTTTATTCGGAGCAGACGCACTTGTGTATCCACCGTTCTCTTCCTGCTTCAGAAGGTTGAACATGATCGGGCTGAGTTTGCTGTCTTCTGCTCCTTTCCTGATGCACCAGCTTTTTCTTCGGAGCCGTGCGTAAGCGAATATTCTGCGATACTTTCCAGCTGTTGCATCATCTCCGCCACAAAGCTCCGCAACCTCGTCCTCAAAAAGGCCGAGGCTGAGGAGCATCCCAGCGTAGTCGGGAAACACAGTGCGCCCACACTCATCGAAATATTCGTCTACCTTCTTTTTCAGGGTTTCCGGTGTGATCTTCCTTGTCATATTAAATCCACCTTGAGAACTCGTTATACGGGAAGATGCCGCCTTTCGGTCCGTAAACGTCCTCAATGTCTTCGCTCTCCGCAGGCATTCCTCTGCCAAGCCCTGCTTTCAATTCGTCATATCTCTGTTGGCAGAAATTCGCTGTTTGTGGGTTTTCGTCTAACAAGAGTGCAGCTGCCAGCCCGTAGGGAAGCACGGTTCCTGCACAGTAGTCGTCCAGATCGATCTCGTCGTACAGCGATTCCAGCTGGCTGAGCACAGGACGTCTGCCCTTGCCCCACTCATCATTCTTACGGTACGTATCGCTGTAGGGATACAGTTCCCCCTGCAGCACGTTCAGGATCATGAGCGTCCTGTGCCGGTACTCGTCCGTGTCCTCGTACTTGTACTTGCCGTCATCGTCCAGCTCGTCCATCATCGTGATGGCCCGCTGGAACACATCCATCCCCGTGATGGAGCCTGTCGTCACATACGCCATCTCACGTCACCCCCGTTGCCTGTCTCGTGCAGAGGATTGCCGGGATCGTGATGGCCTCCGTCGGCCTCTTCCTGACCCAGACCGTCACCGTGCCCGCTCCCGTCTCTGCCACGGACGCGGGGAAGTATGATTCGATCTGTCCAAGGGAGAACGCGACCTGCGGGAAGTAGTCCGCCGTCACGCCCGTGAGGCTGATGACCGCCTTGTACGGATAGCTCGGATACGTCGCGTCGCTCACCCATGCGCCTGGTGCGACCGCCACACTCTGAAACAGCAGGGAGTCTGCAAAACTCACCGCGTCCAACTTCGCCTTGTCCGTGCCGGACATCAGGCCTGGGACGGAAGGTGTCGCGTTGTTGTATGTGGTGTTGGTGTTGAGCCACCCTGCGATCAGCCACGCCGTGCCGTCAAACGTCAACGGAAGGATCGCGCCTGCGGCCCATGAGGTCTCCGGCGTCACCCCCGGTGACTGCACGCCCGTGCGGTAGAGCGGATAGGCGCTGAGTCCAGCCACCTTGAGTGTGGGGGATACCGCCGTGTTACTGTTGGTGAACTTGACGAAAATTGTCAGGCCCGTGAAGACGGCGTCTACATCCGGCAGCGTGACTTCCTTCTGTGCCGTGCCCGCCGCCGTCGCGCACGTTCCGTACACCGCAGAGGCCACGGGGCTGTCAATCTCCCCCGCTCTTACAATTCCTACAAACGGCATGGTTTACTCCTCCGCTTCGTCCTTTGCTTCCACGACCTGCACGACAGTGCCGTTGGCTGCGTCCGCCATGCCTTCACCGATGATGTAGGCGATCACGGAAGCCGCCGACATGATGACGCCGCTGATTGTCTCGACGGTCTCTCCGTCAACCTTGAACGCCATCAGCAGGCCGGATACCAGCCCGATAACCGCCAGCCAGAACTTCCTGCTCGTGAGTTTCCGTTTCCAATCGATAGCCATTATTCTGCCTCCTGAAAGATTTTGCACTCGCCGTCAAATTCCTTTTTGACCTCTTCAATGGATTTCGCAGCCATGTTGTAGGCCGCTTCCTTCGTCACGACGATGAATACTTTCTTGTCCATGTCATTTCTCCTTCAGAAATTGAATTGCGGTTTTGATCTCCGCTATGTCTGTACTGATTTCTCCGAATCGTTCTGCGTAACCGTTATGTGTGTCCAGTTTCCGGTCAACGGTCTGCATCCACATTTCCAGCTTTGCGTCCCGCTTGGCATTTTCCAGTTTCTGCTTGTTGACAATCGCCCGATTATTAATCAGACAGACAATCACTGCCACAAGCCCTGAGATAAGTGAGGCGATAACGGTCGCCTGAGCCGGTGTCAGATTCTGCATCGGTGTCACCCCCGCTCCATAAGTTTCTCCCAGCTCATCGGGCCAACACAGGCGTCCGGATCAAGCCCGTTCTCCTGCTGGAACTGTTTAACCTTGTCTGTAAGCACGCTTCCCCAGATGCCATCAATCAGCACGTTGTATCCTCTGCACTTGAGGATGCTCTGCAACAGCCAAACCTCAGGCCAGCCTGTGCAATGTTCGTCAACCACTCTGGGAGGCCAGGTTTCAATCTTTTGTTCTTCTGTAGGTTCCGGTTTTACTTGACCAACAGTTGACTGCCCGCTGAGATCAAGTTCCGCTCTGATCCTCAGTGCCGCCTCATACCGTGCTTGAACATTGTTGACGGCTGGGCGTTCATACTCCCGGCAAATTCTCATGCACGCCCCTTCAAGGGCTTCGGATGCACTGTACAAAGGTTCGAGTTTAAGCTGTGCCAGAAGGTTGGGATGTTCAGTCTGAAGCTCCCACATGGCAAAGCTTACTTG